AAAAGCTCAAGTTGAAATTCACCGAGCAGAACGGCCAGCTGATGCCGATGGCCGACATTCTGGCCAAGCTCGAAGGTAAGTTCGGCGACCTGACCAGCGCCGCTGCCGGCACCAAGTTGACCGAGGCTTTCGGCGGCGAAGGGGCGCGGGTGATCAATGCCCTGGCCAAGGACACGGACCGGTTCAAAAATGGCCTCGACCAGTTGGGCAAAGTCCGTGGCTTGGAGAGCGCCGAGAAGATGGCCAAAGCCATGGTTGACCCGTGGCAACAGTTCGGCGCGGCCGTCCAAGCGCTACGCATTGCCTTCGGCCAGGCGCTGATCCCGATGCTGACCCCGCTGATGGACAAGTTGGTTGGCATCGCCGGCACACTGACCCGTTGGACCCAGTTGTTTCCGAACATCACCCGGGTGATCGGCGTCACGGTGTTGGTGGTCTTTGGGCTGATTGCCGCTATGGCGGCGATGACCCTGGTGGTGGGGATGAGCAAGATGGTTTGGCTGTCGCTGGTCACCGTCTGGAAACTGCTGAACTGGACGGGTTTTCGCAGCATCGCCATGTTCCTGCTGCAGACGGTGTTGGTCGCCGGCTTCGTCGTGGGCTTGGCGTTGCTCTACACCTGGATGGGTTTGGTCAGGGTCGGCATGTTGCTGTGGCAGGGGGCGATCTGGCTCGTCAACGCGGCCATGCTGGCCAACCCGGTACTGCTGATCATCGTCGGAATCATCGCCCTGGTCGCGATCGTGGTCGCCGCCGCCGCCTATTGGGACCAATGGACCAGCGCCCTGATGAACACCGCCGCGTTCCAGTGGATCACGGGCCAGCTGCAGGCGCTGTCGGACTGGTTCGGCTCGATCGGCGGGTGGACCGGCATGGCCAGCGCAGCCTGGGACGGCATCGTCGCGATCTTCAAGAGCTCGATCAACGGCCTGATCGAGATGCTGAACAAGATCCCCGGCGTGCAGATCGATGCCGCCTTTGGCGACATGCCCAAAGCGTCGGAAATCCCCGGCATCGAAGCGCCGGTACCGAGCACACCGGCGGTTGATCGGGCGCTGCAGGCGGTCCAAATGCCTCTGGCGGCTCGCCCTGCATTGTCCGTTGTGCCACCCCTGGTCATGCCCCCCGTGTCGACCGAACAGGCCGAACAAGCTCGCCAACGCATGAACGGCGGCACGTCGGGCGGTCTGTCGCCGATGGGGCCCACGGCCGTGCTCCAGGGTGGATTGCTGCGCAGCATCCAGAACAACAACAGCCAGACCCAAAACAAAGGCACCCAGGTGGGGACGATCAACATCAACACGGCTAAGCAGATGACCCCGCTGGAAATGGAAAACATGGTGAGCATGGCGGTGGGCGGATGAACGAATACATCGATCTGCTGATTGTCGACAACGACCTGGCACTCGATCCGTCCCGTCAGCCGGTGCTGATCGATGATCGGGGCAGCATCGCCCAGGACATCGCTCACATGATCCGCGACAGCGGTCTGCTGGTGACCTTGGTCGCCGAGCGCAACAGCCTGAAACAGCGCGACTGCATTCAACAACTGGAGCTCCTGGTGGAGGCGGACGAACGTCTGGTACCGGGCACGGCGCTGATCACCCAGCTCGAACCCGGGCAGTACCTGGTGACGGCAACAACCCTGAAATTCGGCAGCATTGAGGTGACGTTGTGAGTGATGTGGATTTCAAGCAGGCGTTAACCGACGCCGGCATTCCGACCACTGAGGCCGGCTTGCGCGAGGCCTGGGAAGCGGAAGTAGCCGCCCAGGGCAGCAAACTGAGCAACACAAGCACCTGGTCACCGTTCTGGCGTGTGGTCACCGCGTTGGTGACCAAGCCGGTGATGTGGATTCTGGACTTTTTCATCAGCACGGTGCTGCCGAACTTCTTTGTCAAAACCGCCGTGGATGCCTGGTTGGATATGCTGGCATGGGGCGTGAACGTCGAGCGCAAGGGCGCGACCAAGGCCAAAGGCTTCTTGCTGTTCACCCGTGTCGCCGCCGGCGGCGCTTTAGAGGTTGCGGCGGGCACCGTCGTGCAGTCGGCCGCGATCAATGGTCACGTTTACCAACTGGTGACCACGGCGGTCGGTACGTTCACCGATGGCGTCATGCAGTTGCTGATTCCGGTCGAAGCGGTGGACGTGGGCAGCGGATTTAACTTGGCGCCGGGGTATTACGCGATCTTGCCGGTGCCGATCGCCGGCATCGCCCAGGTGGCGAATGCCGAGGGCTGGTTGTCGAGCCCCGGCGCCGATCCTGAACCCAACGACGAGCTGCGTCTGCGCGTGCGCAACCAGTTCTCGGCGGTCAACCAATGGCACACCGACGCGGTATATCGGGCGATGATTTCGGCCTTCCCGGGCGTGCGGCCGGATGGCGTGTACTTCGAACATGGGGCCCCGCGTGGGCCAGGCAGTGCCAACGCTTTTGTGCTGTTTGATGCGGATGTGCCGGCGGCAACTTACCTTGAGCAGATCAACGCTCACATTCGCGACTTGGGCAACCATGGCCACGGCGACGATCTGCTGGTGATGGTGATGCCCGAAACCCTGCATGCACTGCGCGTGACGCTCTTTCCGCGTTCCACGCTCACCACCGCCCAGCGCCAAATCCTGCTGGAGGAAACCGAGCTGTTCATCCGTGCGGCCTTTCGCGAGAGCACCACCAGCGACTACCAGCCGACGCTGACCCTTCCGCAATCGCGCTTTTCATTCAGCCGCCTGGGCGAAGAACTCCACCAGCAGTTCCCGGGCATCGAGTCGCTGCACTTTGACAACGACGACATCATTTCGGAACTGAACATCCCCCGGATTCAGAGTCTGGAGGTGCTGCCCAATGATTAAGCTCAGCCTGCGTTTTTGGCTCGGCGGCACAGAGCTGGAAAAGCTCACCGCCGCCGCACAGTCCTGGTGGGAAAAGGTCGAAGGTTGGTTGCGCTGGCCACTGCTGCAGCTCGACGCCGATACCTGCCATCTGACCGTGCTCGACCTGCTGGCCTGGCAGCGTGACATCACCCGCTTCAAGGGCGAACCGGAAGCCCTTTTCCGCCTGCGTGTGAAGTTTGCCTTCATCAACGCCGTCGACGCCGGCAGCACGGCCGGCATGAAACGCATCCTGCAGCGACTGGGCGTCGGTTACGTCGAGATCGAGGAGCGCATGCCCGATCGGGATTGGGACGTGGTCTTGCTGCGTTTCTCCGACACCCAGCTGTCGCAAAACCCCGAGCTGTTGCGCGTATTGATTCAGCAGTACGGCCGCACCTGCCGCCGCTATGACTTCGTCACCATCACACCGGTGCAATTTCGCATCGCCGTTGTCGACTTCAACGACGACCAGCAAACGCTGGTTGCCAGCCTCTAGGAGCCCCCATGGGAGCCAGTATTACCCTTGCGGGTGAAACCCTGATCGCGCAAAAGCATGTCGCCCAGCAGGGCCTTGATGTGGTGCGCTTCATCTTTGCCAACGTTCCCGGGCTCGATCCCAACGGGCCAGTCGATCGTGCTGCGCCAAAACCTGCTGCCGGGAAGATCGTTTATGTGTACGACATCCCCGAGGACAACGCCGGCTATGTGAACCCCAACCAGGTCGTATACAGCTCGCAGATCGGCTCCGACGTCGGCGACTGGGACTTCAACTGGATCGGCTTGGAAACGGCCGAAGGCGTGTTGTTTGCGGTGGCTTACGTGCCGCTGCAGATCAAACGCCGCAACATCCCACCGCTGCAGATTGGCAACAACCTGACGCGCAACTTCCTGGTGGCCTTCGACGGCGCCCAGGCGCTGACCGGAATCACCATCGATGCCAGCACCTGGCAGCATGACTTCACTGTGCGCTTGGCCGGCATCGATGAGCGTGAACGCCTAAGCAACCGCGACATCTACGGCCGGGTGTGCTTTCTCGGCAGTTCGCTGCAGCTGGAAAAAGTGGGCAGTGTCTACCAGCTCAAGCCCGGGGTGGCTTACGTCGAAGGCGTTCGCGTGGTTCGCAGTGCCGCGTTGCCGGTCGTGCCGCCGGCGTTTCCGTGCACCGCCTGGATCGATGTCGCCCTGCAGCGCGAGTTGAGCGACGTGGTGGCCAACTGGCAAGTCGTGTTCGCCGCCGATCGTGCGGACTACACCGACAGCGCCGGCGCACGGCATTACTGCGTGGCCATCGCCGATTTGACCAATGCCAACACCATCACAGACCGGCGCCAGGTCGAGCCCATCGATGGTCCGCTGGTGAGCTACTTCGCCGCCCGAGTCGGTGACTATCCAAACCTGCGCGCCCGGGCAACGACCAAGGACGACGTGGACCTAGGCAATTTGCCCAACGCAAAAAGCGATAGCGTGGAGTTGGTCGACAGCGAGAGTCTGGCCACCTCCAAGGCGGTGGCCACCGTCTGGAAATCGATCTGCGTTCAGACGTCCAGCTTTACCACTGACAAGGTGTTAACGGCCGCTGAACGGGGCTTGGTGTTGGTCAATGCCAGCACGCAATCGCACGAGATCACGTTGCCGGCGTCCACCCCTGCACTGGGCGTGATCGACTTCATTATCCGTCGTACGGACAACAGCGAAAATCGCCTGGTGGTCAAGGCCAGCGGAACCGACCGTATCAAGTTTCACACGCACCTGAACAGCAATGGCTACCCGTTTATTGTGCTGATGGGGGCCGGCGATTGGTGGCGCTTGCGCAGCGATGGTGCGGGGAACTGGTGGCCGGTAGGCCGTTGCGACGGTACTCCATTGGGGCGCCCCGTGTTTGAGACCACCATTTTGTTCAGCCCTGGTGGTTATGGGGCGTTCAACGGTGCGGTGCTCAATCGGGCCGAATGGCCCTGGCTATGGGATCACGCCCAGCAGTCGGGAATGCTAACGACCGAAGCCACGCGCGTAGGGATGGAAGGCGGCTGGACGAGTGGCGATGGGGCCCTGACTTTCCGGGGGCCTGAAGGGCGCGGCGAGTTTATTCGTTTGCTCGATGAAGGCCGCGGAGTTGATCCAGGCAGAACCCCAGGTAGCTATAGAAAAGGTTCTTTTGTCGCTGTAGATATCAAAGGCCCTGCACCATTTTCTGCAAACTCCAATCTTGCTGATGGTCCTGCATCGCTCCAGCGTCTTGGCTTTGACTACCCCAATCTCAGTGAGTACACCGGCGCGACGATGGCGGCAACAAATCCCGACGTAGTTTTGCCAATTTCCGGAGGGGCCGAAGCGTATCCGGGCCTTGTCCGGCCCCGCAGCATCGCCTACCCAGGCCGAATTAAACTGATTTGAGGTGCCCATGACTATTTACGTGATCGACAACGTGGGCGCCCTTATTGGCCCGGTAAACCTTCCTGTGATTCCGGGTCTCGGCGTACAGGTTCCCAGCAATGCCATTCGGTTGGACGCCCCCTTGCCAGCGCCTGCGCCGGGTTGCATCTGGACGCTAATCGATGGCGAGCCGCAGCAATGGGCCGACCATCGTGGCACGGTCTACCGCACTGACAACGGCGAACCACAGCAGCACGCGTTGCTCGGTGAGCTGCCGGATGACGTCACCACTATCCCAAGACCTTCGCCTGGTTACCGCTGGCAGAGCGACGCGTGGGTCAAGGATCTGGTGTTTCTCCATGCGGAACAGATCGTGGCGATCAACAACGCCTGCGTAGCAGCCATCACCGGCGGGTTCTGGTCGTCTGCATTGGGTGAGGCGCACCAGTACAGCAGCGAGCTGGATGATCAACTGAACCTGACCGGCGTGATTTTGGCAGGCCTGGACAGTTCGTATGCCTGTCGTGATGAGCAAGGGAAAAAGGATTTCCTGTTCCACACCTTTGCCCAGCTGCGCCGGGTGGGTGACGACTTCACGCTCTTCAAGTTGCAGCTGCTGCAGAAGGCCAACCAACTGAAGCAGCAGCTGGATCAGGCCTTGGCCGGCAACGACCTGGCCGCGCTTGAGGCCGTGACCTGGGAGGATCAGCCATCGTGAACTGGGCACCGGTGACCATGCGCTGGCCGGAGCAGGCCACGCAATGGATGGACGGACTGGGCGCGGCCAAGGATCTGG